ACTCTGCATAAGTATCTGTTGCTTCGTCATAGTTTAAATAGATATCACCAAAGAATTCGTGAAATTGCTGAAAATTGTCTCCCTCTACATTCCAATGATATCCGTGTGCTTTAAATTTAAGGGCAACGTTGTCTGCCAGTAGCGTTCTTAGTTGTGCTAGTAAATTTTCCATTGTCTTATTATACCATATCTGTTAGTGGGCAGTTTACCGTCATGCCCAGGACTTCCGACTTACTTAATAGTAATAGTCTTAGGTTTCTTTTCCTCTGGAACATTGATAACTAAATCAATAGTCAGAATACCATGCTTCAATTCAGCCTTAGCGACTTCAGCATATTCTGGTAGAGTGAAAGAACGAGTGAACTTACGACCAGCAATACCCTTGTAAACATAACGGATATCCTCTGGTAGTTCTTTGTCTTCTTTTGTTTCACCAGCAACAGTTAAAATGTTCTTGTCTGTTGTGATTGTAACGTCATCCTTTTCAAATCCTGCTAGAGCGAATTCAAGGTACCATTCGTTCTTTTCTTTTGAGTGGATTACATTGTAAGGTGGGTATGTAGCCCTTGTTGGTTGTGCAAACATCTTATCAAATTCCTGACTAAGTGTTGCGAATGGGTCTGTATAGATTACCATTTGTATCATCTCCTTTTAAGCGAGTTATTTTTTGTACCCCCAATTGGCAGGTACATATTTATTATAGCAAAAAAGGACAAGTTTTGCAACCTGTCCCTTAATGCTTGTTAAGATTACTTCTTTGTAGTGGATTTCTTAACTGGTGTTGTTTTTGTAACTGTTTTTACAACAGTCTTCTTAACTGGTGCCTTAGTAACCTTGACATCCTTAAGAGCATCTGCAACAACTTTAGCAGATGGAACAATGCCAAATGCCTTGTCCTTTGGATTTACTGCTCTAGTTGCAACTGGTAGCAATGCAGCAACCAATGACCAAGCAAGGGTCTTTGGGTCTGTAACGCCAGCCAAGTATAGTGCGGCTACAGCGGATAGGATGCTACGCAAATATGATGCAAGCAGTGCCTTTAGTTGAGTTGTACTCATTTTTGTTTCTCCTTATTTAATGCCTAATTATTAGGCGTTTCGGTATTCTCTGGCAAGATAGATTTTAATTTATCGTATGCCACAGAAATTTCATCTAATACTTTACCGTGTGTTCCACCATCGGTAACTATTCCATATGTTTTTGCCCACTCAAACTTAGGGGCAACTTCTTCATCAAATTCTAGCAAAGCCTTTTGAACTTCTTCAATGTATTCAAATGCCCAGTCACGAGATTGTGAAATAAATTTAACAAAACCATCTGATTCTTTTAGATTTAATTGCTCAATTTCTTTTTCAAATTGTGATACCAAACTTGATTGTACAAAAAGTTCATTGTTTATATTAGTGGCAATAATAAACAGTTTATTTCTTTGTAATCTATATTTGATTGTTAGATACAGAAGATAAAAAATACCAGCCAATAATGCTAGATATATTGTTGTATTAATCCAATTCATTTCTTATCCTTTTCTAGTGGTGGTCTTACAATATGAACAATTGCTCCATGTTTTTCAAATGTTTTCTTTACCTTTTCGATATAAGTAATAGCCTTTTTTGCTTCATCTTTATCTAATTTTAACAATTGTTCTGGTGTAATTAATATTGTTATAAAATTATCTGCATCAAATACTTTTACCCCAAAATTATTTGGTGCTTCAATTGCGTGAAATGCATCTGACATCTTCTTTGTATACATCAGTACTCCCTGTCGTTTGTTATGAACTGCCAAGTATTTGCCCAGTCCTGCTTTGTTTTATGTTTATTAAATTCTCTAGACACTTTGCCTTTTTCCAAATAAACTCCACCCCAAACGCCATAAGCCTTTTGAGAAACACCAACTGCAAAACACATGCGAGCCATTGGACAAATAGAACATAATGAATCTATTTCTTTTCTGACTTCAACATCTTGCTCATAAGTATCAAAGAATAGATTAACATCGTCACCTTTACATAAGGCTTCATCTTTCCAATTTTCATTTGGCATTCTTCTTTACCAAACTAGCAGGTATGTTCCAGCCATCAACATCAGCATCAAAACGATTGGCAGTATACCATTCATCATTGATAAATTTGGCATTTGGTTTCATCCAAGCCATATCAGACTTTCTTAGTTCTACAACTGTCCAGCCATCCCACGATAGAAACTTATTGTTTTCTACAATTGTTTCCATTTTCTCTAGTGATTTAATTAACATAATCACCTTTCTATCAGTAGCGATAAACGCCAACTTCAACATCTTTTGCTTCAGCCAGGTCTACCAAGTCAGACACTGGCTCTTTTGGTTTACTAAAATAAGCAAAGTATTCAATGTCGTGAATATTTTCCTTAATCCAACTTGGTGGAACTTTAATAACTTTAGTTTTAATACCACGAGCCTTTAGACTACGTTCAGAAACATTAACAAACTCCATTATCATATTATTAATGTTCAATGGTCCAGCGGATGCAAAAAGAATCTCTGCATCTCCTTCGGGTAGGCTTGATAAAGCCACGCCCATTGCTCTTAGGAACACATTGTAATCAGTAAAGTTTTTGCTTCCTTGAATTCCAACTATCATTTTAATTTCTTTCTGTAAGTTTTTCAATGATAAAAATCATCTTATCTAATTCTACCTTATCCATGGTCATTATGTCAACCTTTTCTACAGTATTATTATCAATTTCATCATTATTTGCTTTTGCTTTATATACAACATTGTTATCAATCCAATAAGCATTGTCTTCTATAAACATTATTTTTCTTAAACGCTTATTTAAAAAATCTAAAGACTGCGTTGACTTTACAACTTTTTCTTTTTGTTTATTAACTTTAACAACCATGTTACTTTGTCTTAGGTGTGTTAACTTAGGCATATTAGTATCTAATTTGTTAATCTTATTAAAAAAAACAAACATTATTAATATTGTTATTAATGATACAAAAAGATAGTCCATATATTCCTCAATATAATTATACTAAAGTATTGCATCAAAAGCAAGCCAGTTTTCTTTTGCTTTTTCCCATGTAAAGTTATCGTGCATATCTTTTACCTGTTGTGTATAGTCATGTCCATTTTCTTTAATATCCCTGATTGCCTGAGATAATTTTACTGCATACATTGCAGGGCTTAGGGTTTCAAAAGGAATCATTAGTCCATGTCCTAACGATGTTTCTGGCAATGCCCCAAGGTCTGTATGAACAGGATAACATCCAGCAGCCAATGCTTCCATTTGTGTCAAGCAGGATGTTTCTGGATATGTTGATGGATAGGCGTGTATATGTGCTTCTGACATAAACTTGTATACCATTTTTCTTGGTGTCTTCCCCCAAAAATTTACTCTAGGGTCATTAACTCCATCTTTATTAAGACTATTAGGGACATCTGGATAAAAATTATTAAACACATTTAATTCAAAATCTTCGGTAATAAGTGGAATTGCATCCATCAAAATTGCTAAACCTCTGTCCATAGATGATGCATGTATAAGTTTTACCTTATCTATATTATCAAACTTGTTGGGCGTTGGGCTTGGAGGCTCAATAGCATTAGGAATAACAACAATTTTTTCTAATGGAAAATCTAATTCTTTTGCAATAACATGACGTTGATATTCAGAAACAGCGACTATATATGCTGTGCTTTGTTTGATTGCTTTATTAGTAAGCAATCTTGTTACCATAGAATTATTTCCAAATTGAGCAACGTTATTATGAAGCCATAAGATAGTTTTTTCACCATCTGTTCCCCAAGTTGTAGCATCTGGAAGATATCCTGGAAGAATCACACACTTATAGTTTTGAATATTCTTCATTGATGGCAAAATTTTAGTATGAAACCCTCTAGCCATTGTTTCAGTTCCACCAAACATTTCTTCATTATATGCAAATAATGGATGCGTTGACATATTAATTTCTTTCTTCTGTAAGTTGTTCACGCTCATCAATAATCTGATAAGCAAATCGGTTCATTGCTTCCTGTGCCTTCTCATTACTCAGAATGCCATCGTAGTGATGGGCACAGAAAAGCAAATCGCCTGTTGTTCCAATAGTCTGAACATAAGCCTGTGAACCACAAGCATCACAACGATGCGATGCATTAAGTGTCCATTGCTTTTCTTCTATTAGATTATTTGTCATTTGAGTAAAACCCTCCACCATTAAATTTAATTGCTCCTACTGAGTATACCTTATGCATTGCAATATTGCAAGCATCACAAAGTAATTCCCTGTCAGCATCTTCAAAAGGTCTTACCTCTTGTGTTGTTTTTTCACAACCTGGGCATTTAAAATTATAGGTGGGCATGATTTACTTTCCGTCTAGTTTTGCAAACAGGTCAGCAAGTTTGCTGATGTCTGCTGATACTAGGTCCTGGACTGTTCCATATGTGACGTGGAGATGTGCCCCAGTACTGGCTGTACCGCTAGGTGTATCCTTACCGCCACCTACTTCACCAATCACTGTCACTCCTGCAACAACTTCATCGCCAACCTTTAGAGGTGATGGCTTTGCAAGGTGTGCATAAAGAATGAAGTGCTTGTCATATGTAGACTGAATAACAATGTTTCCAAGAACGTCTGTCCACTTTGTTACCATAACGTGTCCACCTGTGATTCCCTTAATTGGGCTGTGTGCTGGAACTGACCAGTCAACACCACGGTGTGGGTGCTTACGGTATGAAGCCATGTTCTTAAAGCCATCTCCACGCTTTGCTTTTGGAAATGGTTCTTTATAAACTGCAACTTTTTCTGTCATTATAATACTTCCTTTCAAGATGTATTCTATGAATGTTCATAGTAATACTATTATAGCATCGTTGTCCCTGCTGTAAGAATCGAACTTACCATGTCATAGACGGATGATTTACAGTCACCTTCTCCACCTTGGAGAATAACAGGGATTGGAGCCACCTAACAGATTTGAACTGTTGACCTCCATATTACAAGTATGGCACTCTACCGCTGAGTTAAGGTGGCATGTTCCTTGATAACCCAGATAGGAACAACATCTGTAACAGTCTTTACTAGTATTTCTATTAAGCCACCGAATCTAAGTCTGCGTGTCTGGTCTCTGCTGGGCATCCTGGGTTCGAACCAGGGACATTTCGATTAACAGTCGAACACTCTGCCAACTGAGTTAATGCCCATCACTATTTAATTATACAGTGTAACCACTGTTTGTTGCTCGCCATACAGACGGAGCATGATTTTCTTCCACAGCCAATTTGGTTGCTTCATCTTCATATAGTCTTAGTACATGAATGCATGGGTCACCGCTTTCCCACTCTAGGTCTTCATCTCTAGTGGTAGGAATTCCATCGTGTGTACTGCAAACAGGTGGTCCATTCCACCCTTGTGTTAAGCCATATTGTAGCCATTCGTCAAAAGTCATTGACATAGAAAAACCCCTTTCAGGTCTATATCAATTATAGAGCACCGAAAGGGGTTTGTCAAGTTATTTCTTAGGCTTAGATGTTTCTTCATCCTGTGCTACATCTTTAAGAGCAATAGTCTGACGGAAAGCAGCATTAATCTCATTACGAGATAGTTTGCCATCTTCAAGGAATGCAAGGGCTAGTAGTTCTACTACCTTTGCTACTGCCAAGATACCACCCATTACAGCACTAAACCAAATAGGGATATTGACACCACTAATACCGCTTGCTACGCTACCAGCACCAACTACACCAAGTGCAGAAGCAACGAAGGTAGCAACAATACGCATAAATACATTACCAAATAGTCTCATTATTCTTCCTCCTTGTCTTTAGGATTTCTAAGTGGATAAGTAATCATCCATAGAACAGATGTTCCAATGATGGCATATCCTACAACTTCTTTTGCAGAACCCTCAAGGACTAGCCATGCTACAAACATACCAAGGAGTGTCCAGGCTTGACCGATTAGGTCATTT